GGAGGTTAGTAGCTAATGAACCAGATGGTCCATTACATAAAACATTAACTGATTGTTTAGAAGCCTATATGGTAAAAACAGGATTTAAAGGTGAATATAGACTTGCTCCTTTAAAAAGTGAATTATATGCAATATCAACAACTGAAGAAGAAGTAATTATAGAACCAGAAAAGAAATATAGTTTATACGGTGAATATGGCAATCAATAATACATTATTTAATGAAAAGTACCGACCTGTAACTCTTGATACTTATGTGGGCAATCCTCATTTAAAAAAATCAATAGCTAAACAGTTAGAACAAAATGATATTCAAAATTATCTACTATTTGGTCCTGCAGGAACTGGTAAAACTACATTAGCAAAATTAATTGTTAAAAACCTAGAGTGTGATTATATGTACATTAACGCTTCTGATGAGCGTGGTATAGAAACGATTAGGGATAAAGTAGCAACTTTTGCATCCGTAGCCTCATTTGAACCAATTAAAGTAGTTATTTTAGATGAAGCCGATTTTCTTACAATTCAAGCACAGGCGTCTCTTAGGAATATTATAGAAACGTTTTCACGTACAACTAGGTTTATCCTAACTTGTAATTATGTGGAACGTATTATAGACCCTTTGCAGTCAAGATGCCAAGTATTAAAAATAGTACCACCCACTAAAAAAGAAATAGCAATCCATTTAGCTAGTATTTGTGACCAAGAGTCTATAACATACGAACCTACTGCCATTGGTATAATTGTAAAACAATACTATCCAGACTTACGTAAAATGCTTAATACAATTCAAACAAGCAGTAAAGACGGAAAGTTAGAGTTAGATGACTCTTTAACAATTTCTACTAACTATTTGGATGTTATTGGGGTGGAACTTTTAAAGTCAAAACCATCATTTAGAGCTATTAGACAGACTATTGCGGATTCAAATATTGACGACTTTGAAGATGCTTTTAAATATTTTTATGACAATGCTGATAAATTTCTACCTGGTAAAGAGGGTACAGCAACTATTTTAATAAATGACCACCAATATAAGGCTAATTTTAGAATAGATAAAGAAATTAACTTAATGAGTTTAATTCAAAATTTAATAATTAATAAATAATAAATAACTATGGAACAACCACAAGCAGCACCTCAAATTGATTTAAAAGCAACTACTGGAGTTAAAAACGAAGAAGGTGGTAGCATCTTTATGTCAGGAGTAATTTTAAGAAGAATTTCGAAATTTATAGCAGGAACAGATAATGATGCTATAATGCCAATACCCGTCTTTTATGACCCAACAACTAATAAAATATTAGGAGAAGGAATCCCCGTAGAATTAAGGGAAGAACTTAAAGATGAACTTTGCTAGATGAAAAATGTCTTTGACTGGCTTAAAGAAATAAACTATAACAAACGTCCCGTATCCTCTTTTAACGAAAAGGATTGGGGCATTTGGAATAGTTACATGGTACATAGATTTATATCTATGGATCCTAATTATTTAGAAATAGTAAATGAAGCACAACGTCTTTTACCTCAAAATAAAAAGGAGATTTACAACATTTATAAAGAGTATATTCCAAAAAACCAAAAATGGAATAAATATATTAAATCAAAGACAAAGAAATTAAATACTGACCTACTAGTGTATTTAAAGAACTATTGGGAGTGTTCATCAAAAGAAGCAAATGAATACATAGAAGTATTGGATACCAGTGAAATTATTCGTATATTGACAAGTATGGGGATAGAAAAAAAAGAACTTAAACAACTATTAAAATGACAAAAGAACTATACAACATGTTTATGACATCTGCAGAAGCGGACAAAGCAAAAGCATTACTATCACTAGACTTACTTGGAAAAAAAGGAGTTGGTATTGGAGACCATTCAACCACAGATTATTATAAAAATGCTGAAGAAGCACTTATAATGTTAGTTGATGCTGATGATAGAATTGCTACATTAAATTTATACTTTGGTAACAATAAATCTCAAATAAATGGGTAGTTCAGTTACAAAACACGAAGATATGAGCGATAGAGAAATTTCAAATTCTAAAAGTGGTAAAATGCCTTTTAGTGGTTTTATTCCAGACAAAACAGCAGTAGATAAATTTGAGGAAGAATACCCAGATTTAAGCGTTGAATTTATTAAGATACAACAAGAAATGTATGTTATGTTTGCGGCTAAACATTTAGACTATGGTTTAAATAATATAACATTAGGCGGAGATATCGTTAATAACAGCGATGACAAACAATTCTCACTAACTGGGTTATGTATTAGATTAACTGATAAAATATCACGATTAAAAAATCTATTAATTAATGGTAAGAATTATGTAAAAGGTGAAGGTATGGAAGATACTTTTATTGATATTGCTAATTATGGTATCATTAGTTTGCTTGTAGGTAGAAATAAATGGAAAAAATAATAAAAAATAGGTAATGGAGAAAGTTGATTACGTAACCCTTAAGAATACTAAAACCAATAGTAAAGTTATAGATTGTTTTACTTTCTATAATGAATTAGATATGTTAGAATTCCGTTTGATGGAATTAGATGATGTTGTAGACATTTTTATTATTGTAGAAGCAACCCTAACACACTCAGGTTTACCTAAAGAACTTAATTTTCATAAGAATAAAAAAAGATATTCAAAATGGTTACACAAAATCCATTACCATGTAGTAGATGATTTACCTACGGGTTTTAGTAGTGCTCATGATTGGTTTAGGGAAGAATACCAAAGGGATGCTTTAAAGTTCCCTTTATCCCAAATTTCACCATCTCCTAATGATATAGTTATATTATCTGATTTAGATGAAATACCAAACACAGCTACAATCCAATATTTTAAAGACAATGAAATCCCACATAGCGCCGTTGGTTTAAGTATGGAACTCCATTATTATAATTTAACTACTAAAATAGATGTAACTACCTCAAATGCTAAGGTATTTTATTACCAAGAAATGCTTACTAATGGTTTATCATTAAGTAAAATAAGGCTATCAGATTGGATAAATTTTGAAAAGGGAGGTTGGCATTTAACCTTTTTTATGTCTGTAGAAAAAATAATTACAAAATTAGAATCATACGCACATCAAGAATACAATACTAGTGAGATGAAAAATCCTAATTCGCTTAGGAAATTAATAATGGAAGGAAAAGACATTTTCCCCGGAAGAGCAGAAAACGATTATTTCTATCAACTACCGGTTAATGAGAATACTTTCCTCCCTAAAAACTATAAATTTTGGCTAAAAAACTCCCGAACATTGTAAAACAAATAAGAAATAATCCACCAACACCAGTGAATTATGCTTATCAAAAAAACATATCGTATTCCCAAATGTCTATTTACAGAGGTTGTCAACATCGTTGGAAACTGCAATATAAAGATAAAATAAAAAGGTTTACCTCATCAATTCACACAGTATTTGGTTCAGCAGTGCATGTTGTAATACAAAACTACTTAGATGTGATGTATGAAACAAGTGGGGCTAATGCGGATAAACTTGATTTAGAAGATGAATTTAAAGAAGAATTTTTAGCAGAATATCAAAAGCAATACAAGTCTAATAAAAACGAACATTTCTCATCTGCTGCTGAAATGAGAGAATTTTATAATGATGGTATTGGTATTTTAACTTGGTTTAAAAAGAAAAGAAGTGGATATTTTTCAAAACGTGGGTATAGTTTAGTAGGCTGTGAGGTACCAATTGTTATTGCGCCAAATAAAATGTTAAATAACGTATTATACATGGGGTATCTAGACGTTGTCATGTACCACGAAGCAACAGAAACATTCAAGATAATAGACATAAAAACCAGTACTCGTGGTTGGAGAGATCAAGATAAGAAGAATGAAGATAAACAATTTCAATTACTACTATACAAACAATACTTTTCAGAACAATATGGTATACCCTTAGATAAGATTGAAATAGAATTTTTTATATTAAAACGAAAAGTATTAGATATTGATGATGAAAGATTAATGTCACCTTATCAAGCACATAGAGTTCAAACATTTTCACCACCAAGTGGAAAAATTAAATTAGGTAGAGCTAAAAAGGCTATTAATGATTTTATTAATGAATGTTTTAATCCTAGTGGGACTATTAAAGATAAAGAATACCCTAAAGAATCTAGTAAATGGAATTGCAATTTTTGTCCTTACAAAACAGACCAAGAACATTGTGGTGAAGGTATAATTTACTAGAATAATTATATATGTATTACAAATAAAAACAATAATTATGAGTGAAAAGAAAAAAGATACACTAACAAGTGTTAAAGTAAAAAGTAATTTATTTGAAAATTTTAAAATAGAATGTGTAAGGCGAAAGTTTTCTTTCCAAAAGCTTGCCGACCGCGCTCTTTTTTTGTACCTTACAGATGAAGATTTCCGTAAACAAATCTCTAATCAAACTAATATAGACCTATAAATTAAATTTACATGAATAAAAGTTTTAAATACCTTCCTCCATCCGAGAGAAAGAAGATTATGTTGGTGTGTGATGATATTAGAGTACACTCAGGTGTTGCTACAATCGCTAAAGAAATAATAGTAGGTACTTCCCACCACTTTAATTGGGTGAATGTAGCAGGAGCTATTACTCACCCAGATAAAGGTAAAAGGTTAGACTTATCAAAAGCAACCAATGAAGCATCAGGTTTAGAAGATTCATCTGTAATGTTGTATGCTGTAGATGGTTATGGTACTAGTCAAGAGATTAATAACATATTTACTATTGAAAAGCCGGATGCTATAATGTTATTTACAGATCCAAGATACTTCCAACATATTTTTAATATGGAAGACCAGCTAAGAAAAATTGCTCCAATTACTTATCTTAATATATGGGATGATTATCCTGCACCTAGATATAACCAACCTTATTATGAGGCTTGTGATTTATTAATGGGTATTTCTAAACAAACGGTTAACATAAATAAGTTAGTTTTAGAAGACTGTGATAATAGTAAAAGAGTATTTAAATATATCCCACATGGTTTAGACCATAAAGCATACTACCCTATTAATTCCGATAATCCAGAATTTAGTAAGGTTCAAGAATTTAAATCTCAACTATTTGATGGAAAAGAAGTAGAATACGTTGTATTTTTTAATTCTAGGAATATTCGTAGAAAATCAATACCAGATACTATGATGGCTTTTAGATCTTTCCTTGATTCATTACCATATGAAAAAGCATTAAAATGTAGACTTCTTTTACACACAGAGGTTGTATCACAACATGGTACAGATTTAGAAAAAGTAGCTGAGTATTTATTTGATGAGAGATATGAAGATTGTTATAAATTTTCCATTACTAAATTATCAAGAGAACATTTAAATTATTTATATAACATAGCAGATGTTCAAATATTATTAACTTCTAATGAAGGTTGGGGTTTAACCGTAACAGAAGCTATTTTATCAGGTACACCAATTATTGCTAACTCAACAGGAGGTATGCAAGACCAAATGAGATTTGAAGATGAAAACGGTGAATGGTTTACACCATCTCCAGAAATACCTTCAAACCATAAAGGTACTTATAAGAAACATGGTGAATGGGCATTTCCTGTTTATCCAACTTCACGTTCAATTCAAGGTTCTCCTCCAACACCTTATATCTATGATGATAGATGTTCTTGGGAGGATGCTTGTGAGAGAATAAAAGAAGTATACAATTTAACTAAAGATGAACGAAATTCTAGAGGGTTAAAGGGTAGAGAATGGGCTATGAGTAATGAAGCAGGTTTTACACAAGACCACCAATCACAAAGAGTAATTGAAGCGTTTGACGAATTATTCGAAAAATGGGTACCAAGAGAAAAGTTTGAGATAATAAATGCAACAACTCAAAAAGGAAAATATTTAAATCATAAAATTACATATTAATGAGCAAACCAGTTTTTTTAATAAGTTGCCCCTATGACACATATAGTGGTTATGGCGCAAGGTCAAGAGATATAATTAAGTCTATAATTGAAGCAGGAAAATATGACGTCCAATTATTAAGTCAAAGATGGGGGGATACACCATTTGGTTTTTGTACTGATGAAAAAGAATGGGAATTTCTATTAACCCATACAATATCTACCATAGCTACTAAACCAGACATTTGGATGCAGATTACTATTCCTAGTGAATTCCAACCAGTGGGTACTTATAACATTGGTTGTACAGCAGGGATTGAAAGTAACCTATGTGCCTCAGATTGGATAGAAGGTTTAAATAGAATGGATATGAATTGGGTTTCATCAAACCACAGTAAAGAAGTATTTACCAATTCTAAATTTGAAAAAAGAGATAAAAATACAAAACAACCTATAGGTATAATTAAGTTAGAAAAACCTGTGCATGTTGTATTTGAAGGAGTAAATTTAGATGTTTACAAACACTTACCTAGTAAAGAAGTTGAGTTAGATTTATCTTCTATTGAAGAATCATTTGCTTATTTATTTGTTGGACATTGGATGCAAGGAGACTTGGGGCATGATAGAAAAAATGTAGGCTTACTAGTTAAATATTTCTTTGATACCTTCAAAAATAAGAAAAACAAACCTGCATTAATTTTAAAAACAGGAACAGGAAGAAACAGCTACATGAGTAGGGAAACCATTTTAGAGAGAATTGCTAAAATAAAAAAAACACACACTTTAAAAACAGATTCATTACCTAATGTTTATGTATTAAATGGGTCATTAAGTGATTCTGATATGAATGAATTATATAACCACCCCAAGGTAAAGGCTATGGTTAGTCTTACTAAAGGAGAGGGATATGGTAGACCTTTAGCTGAATTTTGTACATCTAAAAAACCATTAATAGTATCTGATTGGTCAGGTCATACTGATTTTATTAACAAAGAATTTACTAGAGTAGTGGCAGGTGGATTAGAAAAAGTACACCATAGTGCTGCAAATAAATGGTTAACACCTGAATCACAGTGGTTCCAGTGTAATACTAATGAAACTATAAAAGCCCTATCAGATGTATACAAGAATTACAAGAAATATACAGATGGAGGTAAAAGACAAGCTTATAAAATTAAAAATGAGTTTAGTTATAAAGGGATGGCAGAGTTAGTAGACAAAATATTGGATGTTAATCTCCCCTTATTCCCTAATGAAGAAAAATTAATTATGCCAAATTTAACAACACCTAAATTATAAAATATGCAATACGATGAAATTATAAACTGCCCTTTAACTGGTGGAGACTTATGTTACAAAATAGAAGTAAGCGATGAAATAACCCAATATCTAAGTTTATCTTGTGGGTTTTGGACTAATACATTAATGGTTCCTGATACCGATTTTTATAATGAACAATTTGAGGTACTACCTGAAATTTATAAAGATTTAGCTCAAACAGATGTAAATACAGGTTTAGTTTGGTTACCAAATACTGTAAATGTGGAGGAACTTGGAATGGTATTTGCTGAAGGTAAAAGTGCGGATGAATGGGCTTGGTCTGCAGTTAAGTCTGTAAAACTAAGTAAAGAAGAAAAAAAGGAACATAAAATGTCATTTAAAACTGACATGGGTTCAATAAAACGTTTTGGACCTCTTGACTATATAGAAGCTCTTGATTATATTGGTGCCTTACCACAAAACCCAGAAGCATAGATATGAAAATAAGTTATGGAATTACAGTATGTGATGAACACGAGGAATTAAACCATCTAATTACATTCATTAGTCCACTTATAGATATAGAGGATGAAATTGTAATAGTTTATGACCAGAATAGAGTCACAAAGGAGGTATTAGGTGTATTAGATCAATATGAAGAGAAAGTAAGAGCATTTCCCTTTAACTTCAAACAGAACTTTTTAGAAAATAAAAACTATATGAACTCCTTATGTAAAGGGGATTATATATTTCAAATAGATGCTGATGAAATACCAAATGTAACTCTAATGACTAATTTAAAGATAATTTTAGAATCAAATCCAGAATTAGATATGTTAGTGGTTCCTCGTAAGAATATTGTAGAGGGTTTAACAACACCTCACTTACAAAAATGGGGTTGGGTTGTAAATGAAAAAGGTTGGGTTAATTGGCCTGACCAACAAAAAAGAATATATAGGAACTCACCTGAGATACAATGGACAGGACATCAAGTTCACGGTATGATTACAGGATATAAGAAATTTGCAACTTTACCTGTAGAGGAAGGTTTTAGTATTACTCACAATAAACAGGTAGAACGACAACAATCTCAAAACGAGAGATACTCAAAAATAGAAAAAACACTATAGAAAGTATAAAATATGAGTAAAAATGTATTAATTACAGGAGTTGCTGGGTTACTAGGAAGTAGGCTAGCAGATTGGATTATAGAAAACAAACCAGAATATAACGTAATTGGTGTTGATGATCTAAGTGGAGGTTTTAAAGAAAGCATAAACCCTAAAGTTAAATTCTGGCAGATGGATTTAGTTAACCACCCAATCCAAAATATATTTGAGGCACATAAGATTGATTATGTATTTCATTTTGCTGCTTATGCTGCTGAAGGTTTATCACCATTTATCCGTACTTTCAACTATGATAACAATTTAAAGGTAACGGCCCGCATAGTCAACGAGTGCATAAAACACGACGTTAAAAGATTGGTATTTACGTCAACTTTAGCAGTATATGGACATGGAGATGGAGGGATATTTGATGAAAATCAACAACAATCACCTATTGACCCTTATGGTGTTGCAAAATATGCTTGTGAAATGGATATTCAAATAGCTAATGAACAACACGGTCTAGACTATTGCATAATCAGACCCCACAATGTATACGGAATTAAACAAAACATATGGGATAAATACAGAAATGTTTTGGGTATTTGGATGTACCAACATTTAAATAATGAACCAATGACCGTATTTGGGGATGGGAAACAAACACGAGCATTTAGTTATATAGATGATATATTAGAACCTCTATGGAACGCAGCTATAAAACCAAAAGCTAGTAAAGAAATAATTAATTTAGGAGGCATATCTGGACATTCAATTTTACATTCATCACAAATCCTCCAAAGTGTAATTGGTGGTGGTGAAGTTATATTTAAAGAAGCAAGACACGAGGTAAAACATTCAATTCCAACTTATCAAAAATCAGTTGATATACTAGGATTTGAACATAAAACATCATTAAAGGCGGGTTTAACTGAAATGTGGAAATGGGCTAAGAAACAACCTATGAGAGAACGTTTTGTATGGCCTGAGTATGAATTAGAAAAAGGTATTTACTCATTTTGGAAAAATTAATAATATGAATATAGGAATTATTGGTCAAGGGTTTGTTGGTAATGCAGTTAGAGAAAAATTTAAAAATTATTATAACGTTAGAGCTTATGATTTAAAAGCTATGTTATGTACTGCTAGTGAACAAGAAGCATTAGATAATAAAATAGTATTTATATGTTTACCAACTCCAATGAATAAAGATGGAAGTTGCCATACTGACATAGTTGAAAAAGCAATTAAGCGTGCTGTAGAATTTGGTGTTGCTAAAACATTAGTTATAAAATCAACTGTACCACCAGGAACAACAGCAAAATGGAATGAACAATTCCCAAGTTTAGATATTGTATTTAATCCTGAATTTTTAACTGAAGCAAACGCCGTTAGTGATTATAAGAACCAGACACGAATTATATTAGGTGGCCCCAGAAACTCAACAACTATTTTAAAACCTATATTTAAAAAAGCATTCCCTCAAGCGGACATCATCAAAACAGATTCTACTTATGCCGAAATGGTTAAGTATGTAACGAATTGTTTTCTAGCAACTAAAGTATCATTTGCTAATGAAATGTATGAAATATGTAAGGGAGTAGATGTTGATTACGATAAAGTAATTGAATATGCTACGTATGATGAACGATTAGGTAAATCTCATTGGTCAGTGCCTGGACCTGATGGTAATTTAGGTTATGGTGGGCATTGTTTTCCAAAAGATGTCAAAGCACTAATATCAGTAGCTGAAGGTTTAAACTTATTTCCTGAAATGTTAATATCAACAGATACTAAAAATGAGGATGTGCGAATTAATAAAGATTGGGAAAAAATGAAAGGAAGGGCTGTAGTTTAATATTAGGCTACCGTAATATCCTTACGTATATTGACATAAACGAAAATACAACTATGAATATAAAAATGATACCTTGCCGAACTTGTGGAGAGAATATGCCTGAATTAAGGCTAACTCAGTACAACTACACTTTTTGTGTTAGATGTTCAGAAGCAGGGATGGGAGATGACGCTAAAAAAGGAATAACTGTATTAATGGGTGAAGGTGACCATACTTGGGTTGAAACTATAATTATGGATGATAAAGAATACAGGTCTTACATATCTAGTAAAGATGCAGAATCTAATTTAAACGAAACTAATAAATTATCCATACCTAATATAGAAGACGATAAAAACCTACAAGGACCTTTTAAAATATTAGATTCAAAAGAAAAATAATGGCAAATCCAAAACCATTATCTAAAGAACAGATTGAAGGGGCTCAAGCTAGAACCTTATCAAATATGGCTGCAGCAAGATACTTACACGTATCTTATCAACATTATAAAAAGTATGCTAAGTTATATAAAATATTTGAATCTCATAAAAACCAAGCAGGTGTAGGTGTTCCAAAATTCCTAAAGGGCCCCAAAAAGATGCCCCATATGGTTGAAATAATAGAGGGTAGAATTGCTGCCTCATCTTTTAACCCAAATAAACTTAAGTACGCCTTGATAGAACAAGGTTACATACAAGAAGAGTGTAATTTTTGCAAATTTAATGAAAGAAGGGTATTAGATTACAAAATACCACTACTATTACACTTTAAAGATAAAAATAGCAATAACTATAGCTTAAACAATGTTCAACTATTATGCTATAATCATTACTTTTTACAAGTTGGTGATATTTTTAATAAAGCTGATGAAAAACAAATAGAAACTCAACAAGAACATTATGGTACAACTGATAATGTAGAATGGGAAGTAGATGATTATCACTTACAACGTTTAAAGGAATTAGGGCTTGATGATGAGGATGAAGATGAAATTAATAAGTACATTAGTAGAATATGATAGAGCACTTTTACAATAACATTCAGGGATGGTTTACGTTTAAAGACCTATATGATTTAGTATTAAATAAAAACTCAAATGGAGCTCATTTTGTTGAAGTTGGGGTATGGAAAGGCACCAGTGCAGCTTATATGGCAACTGAAATAGCTAATTCAGGTCAACAGATTCAATTTGATTGTATTGACACTTGGGAAGGTAGTGAAGAACATTTAAACCCAGAAGCACCATCATACGAACCTAATTTAATTGGTAATCCTAATTGGCTGTACGAGCACTTTCTGGAAAACATGGAGAATGTAGAAGGTTTTTATAAAGCGATTAAAGGATATTCTTTAGAAATAGTAAACGAATATAAAGATGAATCCTTAGATTTTATATTTATAGATGCAGCTCACGATTATGATAATGTGTTAAATGATATTACAGCATGGCATAAGAAATTAAAACCTAATGGTATAATAGCTGGACATGATTATTCATGGTGCGATCCAGTTAAAAAGGCGGCACATGATTACTTTGATCCATTAAACATGAAAATACAAGAAGCTTGTGGTTGTTGGATAGTTAATGCAAATATATAATATAATGAAAAATAAAAAACACAAAGACTTAGTTGATGATTACGATATACAGAAATCAAAACACTTAGAAAGACTTGCCACAAAGAGCTTGGCTGCCGACGAAAAATTTCGTAAATTACGGGATAAGAAAGTTAAAGGTAACTTTTTAAAAAATTTTTAATATGAAATTTAAACATACTTTAGAATTTGACACTACTGAGGAATTAAATGAATCTTTTAATAATGGCAACAAATACATCTCCGATGTAATAGTAGACGTTGCAATTGAAAATCTTAAAACAAAACGCAAAAACATTCCAGTTATCCAATTTACTACTAAAGATGATGATCTAATTTATGATGTTATGATTGAACGTCCTGACATGGTTGAAACGTTAGAACAAAATCTTGAAGTAATGGAGGAATATGAGGATTATGAACGTTGTCAAAAAATAGCAGAAGCACTATATTACTTAAAAAGTAAAGATGAGTTGTAATAGACATGGTGAAGATGATGAAAAAAAATACATCTACAAATATCAAGGCAAATCATATGAAATATTATGTGATGATGAAGGGGAATTCAATGAGCAAAGACAACAGATGGTATTGAATGACTTTCTACATTGTGAGAAAACAGGTGATTGGAATACAATAAAAAATAGAATGACAAATGGTATAAAATGGGGATGGTTAAAGGAAGTAGTTTAGTAGATAGAGCATGGACTTGTGGTTGTGGGTCATTAAATTCTCACACTAGAGAAACGTGTGGAGGTTGTAATAAAAATAATGTTATAAAAGATTACCATAATGAAAATAAAACAAGGAGAGATTACACTAACAAGTCCTAAATATGTAGGGAAAAAAATTACTTCATCTGAAGTTTTTATAGAGGATAATACCTTAGGCTTAAGAAATGAATTCTTATCAATCCAATCAGTAAATCCCCCAACATATGTTGGTGCTTATGTAATAGGTGGTGGAAATAATAATATCTCCTTTTCTCTTGGAATAAAACCTAGTTATTTAAACCGTTTTTTTTGTAAGTGGTGTTTAGGTTGGAAGTGGAAAGACAATTAAATAATAAATAAATATGAACACAAAAGATATACCAGAAGGTTGGTGGCTTAATGTAACAGTTATGGCTCGTTTCCAAGATCATTTCATAGTTGGAGTGATGAGGAAAGGTAAGGCATCTTGGATAACTGAGGATGTAAAGGGTGATTTTGATAATCCCAACGATGCATATGAATGGGGATTAAATTTTATTATTGAGTATAAAAAAACAGTTAATTCATTTTACTAAAATAAACAAAATATGAAAGTTCTAACTATTACACTTGCTTTATTATTATTATCTTTTAACACAATAGATACTACAAATAAGGTCCACGCTACAGTATATAACGCAGTACCAGAACAAACCAATTCAGATCCTGGTCATACCGCCTTTATGTTTGAGCTAGATTTAAATAATCCATATAAACATAAAATTATTGCAGTTAGTAGAGATCTTTTAATAAAATATCCTAAGGGTACAAAGGTATATGTTTCTGGAACATCATATGATGGTGTTTATGTAGTAATGGATAAAATGAATAAAAGATACACAAATAGAATAGATTTATTAATAAACCTAGACATGCAAATAGGCAGTTGGCCAAACGCAACTATAACT